TTATCTGCCATCTTACCACCACCTCCTTTTCATTGGGTTTTGTTAATTTGCAGAAAAGGGTTGAATTCTTGTTGAAAATGTGATATAATACCCGTGTAAGAGACCTTATCAAATATCAAGCCACTTATACTTTCAAACAACGAGCATTTGAATGCGGTGCCGGGATGTTTTTGGAAACTTACAGACAAACGAGTAAAATGTGAAACTTATCAACTCTTCAAAAATGCTCGTCAGGAGTTGAGACAATAGTTGCGCGTGACTTTTAGTAGTTCCCCTATGTTTCACAGCTTTACACCACAAAATAAGAGCCATATAAGAGGATGGCTTTGTTTTGGTGCGTGTAGAGCGATAGAAAATGGTATTTCTGCACGTGCTAACAAGCCCGTGCTTTTTTGTTGGCTCAGAAAGGAGTAATGCTGTGAAAAAGGTATCTGGAAAGACACACACACAGGAGCAACTTGATAACTGGGCTAATCAAAATAACCCGAATAACAAAGCGTATCGGGCTAATGCGAATAACCACAGTAATCAGTTGAACCCCAAGCACAAAACCCATCAGCAAAGACATAACGCCGATAGACGTTATCAAAAAATGGGCATTGTGGATTGGGCACCTGATTATCCCGAATGGGATGATTGACGCACTGGGCGAGGATGGGAAACCATCTTCGCCCTTTTATATTCCGTCCGGGATGATATCGTCGATAAAATGCTCACGCTTGGGTTTGGAAATGCCGTTAAATTGCTTATGACATTCCCAGAGGTCGAGGAGCAAACCAAAAGGCATCAATCCGACCTCATCAATGGTTAGATGGAGGTGAGCGATGCCGTAATAAAGAAGTCGAGTAAATAACTCCTCGTCACTTACTCGACCACCGCGTTTTTTGGGTCAGCTTCACTCTCAACGTTACGCTTGGTGCCGTTGTAGAGCGCCTCGGTGATGGCAGTTTTATAGGTTGCGAGATCTGCCGGAACGGTAAGAAGCTCAACCATATCCTCGGTAAGGACTTCCTTGTTGTCATCCTTGTGCTTGAGGTTATGAATGAGGATTGCCTGGTTGGCGAGAAGAGTGATAAGCCATACGATTTCACCGATAGCCATTTCAAAGTTCTCGGACTTCATCAGCTTATCTCCAAGGTTCTCAAGACCACCGTAACGACCTGCGATTTCCTTGGTAGCCTTTGTGGTGAGAACAAGAGTGTATTCGTCACCGCCGATGACGATTGTTGCGGTTCTGTCACTTGTCATTATTCAGCACCTCCGCTTGCAGGTTGAGTATAGGTAGGCTCGTAGACCTCCTTATACCAGTTGGTGATGGTGGTTGCGCTTACGGTTGCATCGCCCTCGGTTGCCTCTGCCTTCCACGGGTGTTTACCGCTTGCGTCCGCTTTGTTACGACGGAGAATGGTGCCCTCGATAGTAGGAGTGGAGAAGGTGATGCTGTCACCCTTGGTAGCCAGGTTGGTTGCAGGGATACCGAACTTGACTCTGTAGAGCCAGTAATACTTGTACTTGCCGTTTGCCTTCTTGGCACGGAAGCCTACGGCAACAGGGTCGCCACCATCTTCGGCAGCGGAAATAACAACGCCTTCGGCATCGATGGTCGAACCCGTGAGGTCGGAAGCGATGGTAGCGCCGAGGTCATCAATGCCAAGGGAGAGCGTTCCACTCTTAAACTCCTTGACGATTTCCGCAGCACCATCGTCCGCATACAGAGTTGCCTCTGCAAGTTCCACCGAAAGGTCAGCCGTCATTGCCTTTGCCAGAGGAGTAGGAGTGGCATAGGTTTCGTTGCCGTCCTGGTCTTCGGTGATTTTTGCGTAGTAAAGTTTATCAAGACCGATTGTAGCCATTGATTTTATTCCTCCATTTCATAATGTTTTGCGACATCAACCACATAGTGGTGATATCCTGTTTCGGTTTCGTAGCCGATGTACTGCCTCCCGGTTATGGTGAAGTCAGCACATATCAGAAGGCGAACAATTCTGTTTTTGTCCGCCCCATAGTTGCCTTTGCTGTACAGGGAGATGCGGGCTTCCTGCACTTCATAGGTTGGGGTATTATCGGCATTCACACCGAAGGTGTCCGTTAGTGGTACGACCACGATGTATTTATCGGGAGCCGTTTCCGTAAAAACACCCGTTTCAAGCGGAATGCCGAGCTTACCCAAGGTTTCGTTAATATCCGAAAGAACACTCATAGTTTGCTGATTTCCTCCTCAAGTTTCTGTTTCATAGCCGCCTCGCAAGCTGACTTTGAGCTTGATTTCGCAGGCTTTAAGAAGGGCTTTGCGGGCTGACCGTGCCGTCCGTATTCAAGGATGTTGGCAATTTTGGCGTTGCTATCTCCATCAGAACGAGGCTCTGCAAAGCCAATTTTGATATTGTGGTTGCCTTGACGGTCAACTCTTGCCCGAGACATGCCGAGGGAGCGTTCAAGTTCACCTGTGGAGCGTGAATCCACTTTGGTGTCCTTGCCGACTACGGAGGAGAGATTGGTGCGTATTTTCGCAAGAACAACCTCTCCACCCGCCTCAAGCACACGCTCGGAAATCTCATCGGTGTGAGAACCGAGCTTTGAGAGCTTTTCAAGGAAGTCATCGGGCATTTTGATATCGACTTTAGCCATTGGTAGCCACCACCTTCTTTGCCAGCACCTCGATATACATCCCTCGACCCTTCACATCCTCAACCGAGGTGATGTCGAACTTCTCACCATCGCAGTAAAGAATGTGGTCGGTCGTGATTGTAATACCGGGGATGATACGAAAACGGAAAAGGTCTGTCGCTTCGGAGAAAGCCGCCAGGTTCGCCCAACGTTGTGAGCTGTGACGTCCTTCTCGGTAAGCGCGTACAGAAGCCACGCCTTCATAAACGGATGTGGCAAAGCCCTCTGCGTCTTTGACCTTCTTGAAAATGCCGAGGTCAATAAAGGTATTCATTTTGCCAAAGCTCATATCACACCTTCCAATCTCGGTCAAGGCGAAGAAGCAGATTGACCGTGTTCCATACCTGTGTTGCCGCCTGGGGATTATCGGCAAAGAAACCGCCTGTGCTTCCGTCACGGGACTCATAAAAATGAGAAGCAAGCATTATTACGGCCTGCTCTGTGGTGGCGGGCATAGCGGTTTCTTTATAAGTGCCTTCGGGGATATGCTGATAGCTTTCTGCGTAAGCTACGGCGGCGGTGATGTAGCTTAGCAAAAGAGCGTCATCAGCCGAGTGTTCAAGAATAAGGTTTTGCTTGACCTTCAGGAGCAAAGCTTCCATCACTGCCACCTCCCTTCTCTATCAGGTGGTCGTGGTGCCCTTCATCTGAAGGACCTTGATACCCTCGGGAACAACCACTCTAGCGTCAAGACGCTTGGTAGCCAGGAAACCGATGTGACCCGTGGTAGCGTAAAGCTCGTTGAGTCTCTTGAAGGTAATACCCTCACGATCACCGATCCAGTACTTACGGAAATCACCGAAAGCAATAGCCTTTGCGCCACTTGCGATGGTAGGCATATAAGGAGTAGTGATAACGGTTCTACCGAGAAGGGTGTCGGGAGTGCCATCCTTCAGACCGGACTGCCAGAGGTACTGACCGTTGTTATCCTTGAGAGTGCGGATCTGTGCAACAGTCGCATCGTTGAGGAGCCATACAGCATTGGTTCTGTAAGGACCACGAAGCGAATAGTAGAGCTTAATCAGCTCATCAGCGGTAATAGCAGTTGCAGATGCGGTAGTTACGCCAACCTCTGCACCCTCGGTATCGTGAAGGATACCATAAGGCTTACCGACGCCATCACCAGTAATGAAGGCCTCTTCCTCAGCCTCTGCCATACGAGCAACAAACTGAGAACGAAAATGTGCTTCAAGGTCGAAAGCAGCATCCTGGAGAAGCTCGTTGGAGACCTTTACGAGAGCGGTGAGCTTGTGAGCACCGATGTTCTTCTGACCGAAGGTCTCGCCAGTCTCAACAATCTCTTCGCCCTCATCGGTCCAGGCTGCCTTTGCCTTGGTTTCCAGAACGGGAATCTTAAGAGAACCCGATGCAGTCTTAAAGACGTGAGCGAGCTTACGAATGACCATCGTGTCATTGAGAGTCTCGATCAGGGTCTTCTCAAAGTGATCGGGGACGAGGTAGCCACCATCGGCATCGGGAGAAATGGTGAGCGCATTCTTCATAATCGTGCCGGGGGCGGTACGCATGGTGTTCCAGAATGCGGTCTTGTAGTTGTCGGAGTCTCTGCCGGTTCTCATATCAGCAGAAGCGTCAGGCTTTGCCGTAAGGGGTGTGGTAGTGGGACGAGACATTTCCTTATCCATAGCATCGAGTCTCTCCATACGGGAGATTTCCTTGCCGAGGTCGGTAATCTCGCTTTCCATGCGAGAATAAGTAGCGTCATCCTCGGCAGAGAGAACGCCCTTGTCGTTTC